GGAAACATAAGTGAATCTTCTTCTTAATTCAAAAACTAAAAATGAAAAATGAAAATGAAAATTGTTTTTTATTCAATATAAAATAAAAAATAAATTTGGTGAAAATATGATTTATAAAAATAAAAAAATATAGTAAGTTGGGGGCGGGTGGAAAATTCATTTTCATAGCAGATAGTATCCACGTGATTAGGGCGGATATAGAGATAGAGATGGGGCGAGTGTATAGCGGACAGATGAACTCTGAATAATATTATTCAGA